CTACGCCAACGGTTACTACGCCATCGCGTGCCTGGCGGAGACCAAGAGCGTCGCGCTGGACACCCGCATGACCCACGCGGCCGCGTACAACGACGAAAAGATTGTTTACGTGCTCAATTCCGCGGAGAGCTCCGCCGGCGTCATTTATGACGGCTGGCGCAACGCCGCCCGCATCGGCGGCATGATCGCGTCCGTGGCGACTAACCAGTCGTTGACCCATTCCGTCATTTCCGGGTATGCGGGCCTCCATGAGACCCTGACGCCCAGCGAGATCGAAACGGCATTGCAGCGCGGCTGCCTGGTTTTGACCACCAATTCCTCCGGCCAGGTTTGGATCGAGCAGGGCATCAACACCCTGGTCACGTGCGACGGCAATTTGGACGAAGGCTGGAAGAAGATCAGACGCGTCAAGACCCGTTTCGAGTTGCAGCAGCGGGTCGCGGACAGTTTGGACGTGCTGATCGGCAACATCAACAACGACGCCGACGGCCGTGCCACCATCATCGCCACCATCAAGGGCATTATTTCCCGCATGGTGGGCGAAAAGAAGCTGATCCAGGGCGACGCCTACGAGGACGAAACCAACCCGGCCCAGGGCGACAGCGCTTGGTTTATCATCGAGGTTGACGACATCGACAGCATCGAGAAGATTTACCTGGCCTATCGTTTCCGGTACGCCGCGGAGTAAGGAAGGAGGAATAGAGCATGTATAACAACAGAGGCCCCCAGGACACCCGCTACGCCCTGACGGGCAAGGACGGCGTCATTTACGACGGCGACGGCAAAATGCTGGCCACCGTGGAGAGCTACCAGGCCCAGGTCAACGTCACCAATTCCACCTACCAGCCCTTGGGCGACGCCCAAGAGCACAGCGTCCTTCAGTCGTACAAGGTCAGTTTGACCATGTCCCAGATCGTCGTCGAGGATGACGACCTGATCTCCGACGTGTTCGACATGATGAGCACCGGCCAGCAGCCCGACTGGACATTCCAGGGCGTCCTGTATGGCCGAAACGGCTCCGAACAGCGCATGAATTACCGGGGCGTCGTGCCTGACGGAAACATTGACTTGCAGAACGTGAGCATCGGCGACATCATCAAGCGCGCCTGGAACATGGCCGTCAACGATCCCCCCGAGCTCCAGAGCCTGCTGCAGTTGACCGCGTAAGGCGGAGCGAACAAACCAACGACCGGGGCCGCGCCGCATGACGCGGCCCCATCAAGATTATGGAGGTAAATATGAGCGCAAAAGTTACAGCCGGGCTGGCACCCATGGACGACGAAAACGAGGGCGTTGTCGAGCTCAACGAGGAGGAGGCCAAGGCGGCCACCCGCGCCAATGAGGACAACCTGCTGGACGGCCTCCTGGCCGCAGCCAATTACAAGGACGACGACGACGAAACCGTCGAGATCGTCATTAGTCGGAAAGGCAAAGACCTGTTTTCCTTCCGCATCCACCCCCTCAGTGAGGAGGATTTCAACCGGTGCAGAAAACGCTGCACCAAGTACGCCAAAAACCGGGCCCAGGGCGGCGTCCGAATCCCCGAGGAAGTGGACACCGTGCGCTACCGTTGCATGTTGATCTACGAGGCCACCGTGGCGGAGGATCGGGCCAAGGTTTGGGACAACAAAAAGCTGTGGAAGGCCAAAGACCTGGCCACCGGCATCGAGGCCGTGGACATCCTGCTGAAAGCCGGCGAAAAGAACGCCGTGTGTGAGAAGCTGGACACCATCAGCGGCTACGAGATGACCGAGGAGGAAGTCGCAAAAAACTGATAAAGGCGGGAGGTCGGGCGACGTTATTACACCAGATTTTCCAGCGTACCGGCGTTATGCCGGACGTGATCTGGAACGCGCCGCACGGCGTTCGGGCATTTTGCCTCGCCTCCATGATGGTCACGTTGGAAAACGAGAAAAACCCAAAGGGAGGGGGGGATTAAATGGCAGCTGAGACCTTCCGCATCACCGAGGAGTTGACCGTCGAGGACAAGACCGGAACCGGGCTGGCATCAGCCCAGAAAAAGGTCAGCGCATTCGACGAAACGATCCAGCAGACCCAAAGCCGGCTGACGAAGTTGACCGGCTCCAAATGGAGCATGACGCTGAACGCGGTGGACAAGGCGACCAGCGTGATCTCCACCGTCGAAAGCAAAATTTCCGGGGCCATCGGGAAAGCGTGGAACTTCACCGTGGGCGTCATCGACAAGGCGACGGCGCCATTGCAAAGCATATTCAACCTGCTGAAAAACCCGTTATTGACGGCGGGCGCCGTGCTGGGCATCAGCATCAGCGTATCGGACAGCATTTCCACCTTCAGCGAGTTTGAAAGCACCATGTCGCAGGTCAAGGCAATCTCCGGAGCAACGGCCGACGAAATGGAGGAGTTGACAGCCCTGGCGGAAGAAATGGGGTCAACCACAAAATTCACGGCCACCGAATCAGCGGAGGCCCTGACCTACATGGCAATGGCCGGTTGGAAAACCGAGGACATGATGACGTCATTGTCGGGCGTTATGAACCTGGCGGCGGCATCCGGTGAGGATCTGGCCACCGTTTCCGACATCGTCACCGACGCCATGACGGCCTTCGGCCTGGCGGCCAACGGGTACACGGCCGACGGCGTCGCCAACGCCACCCATTTCTCCGACGTCCTGGCCACGGCGGCGTCCAATTCCAACACCACCGTTTCCGGCATGGGTGAGACATTCAAGTATGTCGGCTCCATGGCCGGCGCGTTGTCGTATGACATCGAGGACGTGGCCCTGGCCACCGGCCTCATGGCAAACCAGGGCATCAAGGGCACCATGGCAGGCACCGCCCTCAACAGCATTTTGACCCGTTTGTCCACCAACACCAGCGGAGCGGCGGACGCCATCTCCGCGTTGGGCGTGGAGTTTTACAACGCCGACGGCAGCGCCCGGAACCTGGGCGACGTCATGGGCGAATTGCGAAAGGCCACCGCGAATATGTCCGCGGCCGAAAAATCCGAACTGGCGAACACCGTGGCCGGCACGGAGGCCCAGAAGGGCCTGCTGGCCATTTTGAACACGTCCGAGGAGGATTACAACAGCCTGGCCGACGCCATCTACAACGCAGACGGAGCGGCCCAGGATATGGCCGACACCATGCAGGACAATTTGAGCGGGTCGTTGACCCTCCTGCAATCCGCGGTTGACGGCGCCAAAATCTCGCTGGGGTCGCGGTTATCGCCGTATGTCCGGCAGTTTGCCGACTGGCTCACGACCAAAATGCCGGCCGTGGAGGAAGCCATCAACAGCGTCATGGACAGTGTGGACGGCAAGATCGAGGAATTAAAGGGCACCATCGCGGAGTTTACCGCCTCTGACGAATGGGCCAACGCGGACGTGTGGGGAAAAATCTCCATCGCGTGGGACAAGATCGTGGCGGAGCCGTTCTCCGCATGGTGGGACAGCACGGGCAAGCCGTGGCTCACCGAAAAAGTCGCCGGGTTTGGTGAATCGCTTGGCAGCGGCATCACATCCGGCCTCCTGGCCATCCTGGGCTTCGACGCATCGGGCGCAGTTGAGGACGGCAAGAGCATCGGATCAAGTTTTATCGAGGGCTTCAAGTCGGGATTTGACACCGACACCATTTCAGAGGCGCTCACAGATTGGGCCAACGACCACAAGGGCGTCGTGGCCGCGGCCGGTTTGATCGCCGGCGGCAAGCTGCTGGGGGGAATATCCAAGGCATTCCAGACCGGCAAGAACATCGTCGGCGGCATTTCCAGCCTGTTCGGCGGAGGCAGCGGAACGTCGGGCAGCACCATCGGCACCTACACCACCAGCACCATGACGGTCACGGCCGGCACGGTCATCGTGAACGGGTCGGGGGTCAGCCAGGCGGCCAGCGCGGCCAAGAACGTCGTCACAGCGGCCACAGGCAGCGGGACGGCGGCCCTTCCGGCAGCAAGCAGCACATTGAGCCTGCCGGGAGCAACCACCACAGCCGCCGCAGGCGGCCTGACATCGGCGGGCAGCTGGCTCAGCAAGATATTGACCGCCGGGTCGAAATCCAGCGTTGTCGGCGCAGACGGCACCCTCCTGGCCGTACAGGGCGGGGTCGGCGGCACGTTGGGAAGTATCGGCGGGGCCCTGGGAACGGGCGCCACGACCGCGGCAGGGGCCGCAGCGGCCGGCGTAGCCGGAAGCGCGGGCATCCTGGGCGGCATCGCGGGCCTGATCAGCGCAGGAAAGAACATTTTCCAGGGCGTCCAAAAGAGCAAAGAGGGCGACAGCAAGGGCGCAAAAGACGAATATGTCACCGCGGGCACAAAGGCCGGTATGGTCGCCACGGGTGCAGGCGTCGGCGCGGCCATCGGCTCTGTCGTCCCGGTCATCGGCACAGGCGTCGGCGCAGCGGTCGGCGCAGGCGTCGGCGGCGTGGCCGCCCTGTTGGGCGGCAGCAAGGCCGGCAAGGCCATCAGCGACAGCACCGACGAAGGGGGCGCCCTGAACAAGGTGGGCGAAACCATCGGCGGATTTTTCACGGAGACGCTGCCTAATTTCGTCACGGAGACCATCCCGGAGGCGGCGGCCACAGTCGGCACCGCCGTCGGCGATTTCGCCTCCAAGGTCGGGGAAACAGTGGGCGGATTTTTCACCGAGACCGTCCCCACGTTCCTGACGGAGCAAGTCCCCTACGCGGCCGGTTATGTGTTCGGCGCGGCGTCCACCTTCTTCGGGGAGACGTTGCCGACCAAGGCCGGAGAAATCTGGGACAGCGTGACCGGGTTTTTCACGGAGAGCCTGCCCGCGTGGGCGGAGGGCGTCTACAACAAAGCGGCCACGTTTTTCGGTGAGACCATCCCGGCCAAGGCCGGGGAGGTTTGGGACAGCGTAACAGGATTTTTCACCGAGACGCTGCCCACATGGGCCGACACCACCTACCAGAAAGCGGCCACCTTTTTCGGGACGACCGTACCGGAGTTTTTCGGGAATTTGTGGGAGGACGTCACCGGCTTCGTCACCGAGACATTGCCGGAGTGGGCGGACACCGCCTACACCAAAGTGACGGGATTTTTCACCGAGACCGTGCCCGGATTTTTCGACACCCTCTGGGGCGACGTGACCGGGTTTGTGACGGAGACGATCCCGTCGTGGGGCTCCGCCATTTCCAGCAAGGTCAGCGGCTGGTGGAGCACCGTCTCCGGCTGGTTTGACAGCCTATGGAGCAAAATATCCGGCTCGTTCTCCGCAGGCGCGGAGGCCGGCAGCGGCAAGCACGCAGAGGGCGGCATCATGTACGCCCCCCACCTGGCGCAGGTCGCAGAGGACGGCCCCGAGGCCATCATCCCCCTGGGCGCGTCCGACCGATCCCGCGGCATGGCCGTCTGGCAGCAAGCCGGCGACCTGCTGGGTGCCAACACCGGCCTGGGCAGCCAGGACGACGGCACCGGAGATTATACCCCCACAGAGGGCACAGACGGCCCGGAGGACGACGGGGACGACACACCCATCACCGTATACCCCACCGGCGGAAACGGCGGCACAGGGGACGGAAACGGCCTGGGAGACAGCCCCATCAATATCCCGGTCAACATCGCATTCACCCCCGAGATCGTCGTCCAGGCGTCGAACGGCATGACCGCCGACGACGTCGTCCAGGCCATCAAGGACAACATCCGGGGCCTGGTGGATGACATCAGCGACGAAATGGCGGAGCGGCTGGCCAGAATCTTCGCCAACATGCCGGTGAAGGGAGGCGCGTAAAACATGGCGGAAATGGTCTATGTCACGGAATTGGACACCGGCACGCGGATCGCCCTCCCCCTCCCGCCGGAGGCGGTCAAGTGCAGGGCCGAAAGCAATTTCATTTCGTACAGCATCATCGCCCTGGGCGAGGTCAAGCTGCCCAGCGGCGAGAAGCTGGTCAAATTTTCGTGGAGCGGCCGGCTCCCGGGCGAGAGTATGAAGCACATGCGGATCGTCAGCGAGGCCGACTACCGCACGCCCAAGGAAATCCAAAGTATTTTCTCCGTATGGAGGGCCAGGGGCAAGAAGCTGCGGCTTTTGGTCACGGGCACCACCATCAACCACGACGTCTATTTGGAAAATTACACCGTGGACAATTCCAAGTTGGACACCGTGGAGTATTCCATCTCGTTTGTGGTCGCCAAGGACATCAAGATTTACACCACGAACGAACTGGGCCTGGAGAGCACCACGCAGGTCGTCCAGACCACCAACGACCGGGCGGCATCGTCGGAGGCGGCCTCCACGCAGGCGGAGAGAACCACGTACACGGTCAAGAGCGGCGACAGCCTCTGGGCCATCGCC